GCACATAAGCGCCAATAGGCCCATAAGTACCGGCTACGCAAGCAGCAAAAATTTCGGGGCCGTAAGATGTTGAATCAGTTGGCGATGCCGTGAAAGGTACAAAATCATCATCAAGCGCATCAAAATCTACTTGACAGTCAATCAGGGTATGTTCGGCGTTTGCCCACACGGGATTTTTGACTTGTGAATATGTCATGATTTATTCCTTAACTTACCCGGACAAAAAGACCCATAAAATAATAACTGTTACCTAACCCACTATTATTTTTAATAAATGTCATATTACGCCATGTCCCGCTTAAACTTAAAGATGTGGCTCCGAAATAGGCAGTTGTATATAATTCAAACTGCGAAGTTAAAGTTCCAGTCCCCACCGCGCTTATCATTGTTTCACTGCCATTCCCCGGATCAGTTGCCCTATATAGCGTTGATCCCGCAACAGTCGTGCCAATAGCTAATGAACTGCTATGTGCAAGATTATAAAAAGCCAGTACATAAGTGCCAACGGCTCCGTTTGTAGTTGGAAACCCTGTAAACGCTGTGCTTTGCGTTGTTGAATCATTGAATAAAATATCTGTACTTCGCAATGTGGTTGCCATGATCGCTCCTTAAGGTGTACCGCCACCGACAACATCGCTGGCGACAGTAAAAATTCCCGCCGACGACATAGATGCAATGGTCGTTGCGCCGTATTTGAAAATCAGATTACCGCCTGATTCTTCAACGGTGAAATTTGTTGTTTTAATTCCGATTGATCTAATATTCCAATCGCCAGACGCTCCACTGCCGGTTATAGATGGAACGCTTAAATTTGCTTGCGCTCCCGCAACAGATGACGCCCCTGTGCCGCCGTTGGCAACAGGAACAGCATTAATCAAACCGTCTTGAGCATCTAGCTGACCCGATGGGTTCAGGTTGTTGGCAAGCTGCGATAGGTTGTATGCCTGGGTCATGTTGTGTCCTTACGCTGCACCATCTCGGGCAAAGGTCTGCTGATTTAGCAAAGTGAAATTGTTATTGATGGCGCTTGTCAGGTTGTATCCCGCACTAGTCGCAGTGTAATCGTAGCTACTACCTTTGGCAAACAATGCGCCGTTTGCGTACAGTTGCATTGATAGCGGGTTGTTCGGGAATGTGTAGGACAACGCCCCATTTGTGGAATACGCCACCGTATTCGTAATGTTTGACGCAGGAACGCCAAGATTATTTGCTGCCATCTGAATGATGATTAACCTACCTGTTAAAGCACCAGGAAAACCGCCGATTGCTGGTGGAGTCAAATCGTAATCAATTTCATTCAATGATGTGCCGTTAACAAACAGCAATTCAAAACCATTGAGAATGGAAATTTCTGTGGGGGTATAAGTTGAAATGCCGGTAACGTCAACCTCTACCCTACTGAATGGCCGATATGCGCTCCCCGCTGCTCGATAGCGATAAATCGGCAATCCCGCCGTTACTCCCGCCAAGGTCGTTGTAAACGTAATTGTTTTGGTTGTGGTGTTGACCGTTGAAACCGTATATTGTGTAGGTGAGCCAGTATTGGAAAAGGTAATAATATCGCCAGCTTCAATCAACTGATATGGCGCATCAGTATAAACAACACTGCTGCTGCCGACCGTATTAACTGCGGTTTCCAATGGTTCATAATATGCGTCCGTGCTAACTGCTCTCATATTAAGCACTACCACTATTTCGCCAGCAGCACAGGCATTGTTCATAACAACAGTTGTTGTAGTCTCGCTATATTCGCTTGTGCTGAGCAAAACGCCATTGCGATAAACCAGAACATTGCCAACTACATGAGTTACCGCAAAACTGGTTTGACCTGCTGTCGCTGAAAAAATTGTTTCGGTAAAATAAAACGCATCTGGCTGCGTAAATCCGACCACCCGCCCAAAAACATCAATAGTTAATGTTGCTGCGTTAAATGTTTTACTATAAACGCCAGATCCAAAATTAAGGAATCGCTCCAGAGAAACAATCATGGAGCCATTGACATTGTTGGTGACGTTTAACAAACCATCGGCACTACTAACTGATGTTGATCCGATTCTTGTTAGCTGTCCGGTTCGTGCGTCTAAATCTATGTAATTGCTTCCATCCGGCAATCCAGACCACAATGATGTGTCAAATTTAGCCGTATCAGTCGGAACAAATGTTCCGGTTTGATTTGACTGCGCTGCGCCGCCAATGTCAAAACTGAATTTGCGGTTTTGACGATTGGAAAACAGCAGGTAATTAGTCGAGCCAAAATTGCTGCTAGCTTGATACCATGTGTATTCGCTGGCCCCGCCGCCCGGAGGATTAGCAGTGGCGTTGTTGTACAAACCGAAATAGGCTTTGTTTCTTGGGTTTGTGCTAAAGCCAACTGTGCCGGTTGCATTGTCGGCATAGGCTACAGCAATATAACGATCAACATATTGAAATGTCAGTGGTCGCCAAACCAGTACGCTTGATGCAGGGCTAAAAACGCTGCTGCCCAATGCATTGACCATCCTGCTAAAGAAATACCAATCACCTTGAGGAATTTCCGTTAGCGTGACAACACCCATGCTTGTGCCTGGGTTGTAGGGATTGCCGCCAGGATTTACTGCCGTTGTTCCAGCAAAGATGCGCTGAGCATCTGTAGGGCTTGAAAAAGCCGAATACCAAACTTCGGCGTATTGGCTAATTCCCGCTGATGCCGCCGTGACTGCTACGCCAAAAGACGGAACCGCCGCGCTTGGTTGCAATCCTGTGATTGTTGGCGCGGGAATAACACCAAAGCCCAATGGCGAACCAATGCCGGTATTCGGTGCGGGTGTAAATTGCGTGACGTTTTTATCGTCATAAACCGCTGGGTTAAATTCCATCAGCGTCAAACTTGCAGTTATTTGCCCGTCTGAACTGAATTGCTCTACAACCTGAGCAACCCTGAACAATTTTGCAGCCCATCCATAATTTGCATTAGTAACGGTCACAATATCTCCGGCTTCCAATTGCAAGCCAGAATAATTGATGTTGACCTTAATCTGCAAATCTTCCCGCGCCGCCTCCAACAAACGATTGGCAATAACTTGCGCCCGAACGCTGTTATTAATCAAATTCAGATTTACCGTTTGCTTATTGACTGGTTCGTTTGGATAAAGCAAAGACGGGTTGATTACCGCTAGGTTATAAAGTGCCGTATTAAAAGAATCTTGGTTTGTCCCGTCAGGGAATTTAACCTCAATAATGTTATAGCTGGCCGACAAATCAATTGGTGAAATTTGAATTGCCGACACCATGCGAGAATCGTTTATGTCCATCGCCACACTATAGGTAGACGATTGAACAATCACGCCCCATTTAGCGGTGATTTCGTTGTAGCGGATCAAGCAATCTGCACAAGATGCCATCGCCTGTATGTTGTCCATTACAGTTGCATCTGTGCTAACTACACCGTCAAACCTGAATCTTGGTTGAAAAGCTGAGCCACCGGAATATGTGGTGTAAACAACCGGAGTTGCGCTATAGCTGTTTAAAGCCGACAAACTGGTGTAATCAATTTGCGCTGTTGTTAGCGCCGCACCGTATCTTGTAGATTGCAAATAATCAGCAATGCAATCGCCTGGATTGGTTCTACTGTTAATAATTTGAAATCTGGTCGGCTGCAATCCCGTCAAATTTGCAGTTTGACTATAGGTAATTTCGACAATAGCAAATGCCACATTTGACATTAATTTAGTGGCATCCCATTGATACACTAAATCGCCATTGCTCATAATCTGGATTGCCGTTTGCGCCGTATTAACGCCAGACGACGAACCATTTCTAAACAAATAAATGTTTAGTTTGCCTGCTACTGCGTAATCAGTTATTCCGGTTGACTCATCTAACAAACCAATAACTTTATATTGATCTGTTACATCAAATACGCATCGTTTGCCGCCCCAATAAATATTACCAAAACTTATTGTGTCAGGCGTTTGCCCTGGCTCTGTGTTTGTGACCTCACACAAGGTCATGACGTAATAAAGCCGTTGGTTGTTGCTAGTGATGCTTAGATCAGTGATGATGCCGCCAACATACGAACTGCCATACACCACCGGAACTTTATTGCTTCCAGCGGGGGGGACTTGTGTTGGACTTCCAGGGTTAGGGGTAGCGTCATTGGTTCCAAATCCTTTGGGGGCAAACGCTTTGCTAATAATTGACGATGCAACCATGTTGATTGCAAACGCTGCCGCCGTCATTGCAAAAGTAAATTTTGCAGCAGCAACCCCGGTAAAATAGGAAACAATGATTGATCCCGGCATTACATCACCCAGAATTCTTCAAGTTTTTGAAAGCCGAAACGCTCATAATTTAGATCGGGACTGTTTACCATCTTGCTGATAAAGCAATTAGCAATTCTGCCAGCTTCCCGCATCTTAACCGCTTCGTCTAAATACTCGCGCAACAATCTATAGCCTGTCGTGCCGCCCCTGGCTTTCTCATCAACCCAGTAGGCAAATTCCGTTAGCATCAGATGCTTAGGCGACCAGATAGAGGGCATCACGCCTGCGATTAAAACGCCCACAATGCGTTTTTCCTGCTCTGCCACTATCACCACACCTTGCCCCGCCATCAATTGCGTGAGCATCGTTTTAATGTGTTCTGCGTCATCAGCATCTGCCAAGAACCCATAAGGCATATGGGAACGGTAATCCCGCAGTCTGTCTAGGATCTGCTCAATATCAAATGGCGATGCTTTACGAATTAGGGGGCGCATCTTTGCCGAATTGATAGTTAATTGTTTCAATGAACGGAACTCGATTCATTGATGTGTCGCCGCTGTTGTAAAACTGCCAGCTACTATTATTTGTGTATCGGCCTGCAATTCTGTTTTGCAAAATCAACTGAATTGAGGATGCAGAAACGCTAATTGAACCAACATACATTCGGGCCTCATCCATCCATTGTTCACCGATTGAGAATGAAGTAATGATGCCGTTGAAATACTGATACAGGCCACCGGTGCCGCCCGTAGTAATCAATGCGCCGTTTGTGTCAAAGAATCCGTGCCAAAGCTGAATTGGTGAGCCTTTGACATTTTGCCCAAGAACAAAACCTAACATCGCTGTGTCAATGCCCGACAGCGTAACAGTGGTGTCATTTGCCGTTGATTTAATATCTCGCTGGACTTCACCGATCGCCAGCAACGTGCCGACTGATTGAAACGGGCTAGCATCAACAGCCGCAATGGTCATATCCGATGGCGCAGTGGTCATCAGATAAGTGCCGCTAGTTGTTGTGATTCGCAAAAAATCCGCAATGCGGATATTGCTAGTTCCTTCAACTGGTGCAATGACATTCATAGCACCTGCTCCAATGCCTTGAATGGCCCCGACCAACTAATGAAAGAATCATTAGTGATTGGCACAAGGTTATATGTGGGATATTCCCTAAGCACAACCGGGAAAGTGACCCCTGTGTAAGTTGTGCCGCCCATCGCTACGGTGGTTCCAAACTCACCGGCTACACAAGGAACAGTGCTTGTTAGCGCCACTATCAAATTTCGATGCACCGGCACATTAACCGTGCTTCCGCTTCCGCGCTGCACATCAGCAGTGACAATGTATGAATACAAACCGACCTGAACAAAATCACCTACTCGGAATAAATAATCCGTAGACGACAACGCAGGCAACGCCCCCAAAACCAAAGTTTTGTTTGCGCTTGATACTTGCCATAAACAATTGCCAATTTGCACTGAGGTCATTTGGCCTTGGTATTTGACGTAGTTAAGCCACCCCGTTTGACCAAAGTTTAAATATTGCTGCAACGATTTGTCAGGAATCCGCAAGCTGTTTAAGGTCGTGCGATTTTGCGAATACAGCAAATAATTCATTGGTCGCAATTCAAACTGAAATGGAACCACCGTCAAAATTTCTGATGTGGTCAGCTTTTGATTGCGACTTAGCGTCTGGCCTACAAACCGCTGGTCATTGATCCCAACAGATTCGCAGATAGAAAGGATTGTTTGTAGGCTCATGTTATCGGCTCACGGGTAATGACCGCTGTGCGCTTTGGTTTGCCGCCCACACAGCCTGTTTATTTTGCGTCAAAAACTGAATTCCAGATTGTGTGTCAATCGCACTCATGTTTTGAATAAATGGGCCGTTGTAGTTGATTGTCTGGCCCCCCATTGCACCTGATAGCTGATGGGTGGGAACAATTGTTCCGCTACGGTTGGGCACAAACAATTCCGGGCCGCGCTCTCCCACCAGATACGGGCTATTTCCTGACACCGGCCCACCTTCTGCCCGTGCTGCCAAATACTGATTAAACCCCGATGGCAGGGCTTCTGCCGCCATGCCTGGGCCAACTACTGCACCACCGCCAAACATCCCGCCAATAAATCGAGAAAATAACGCCGTTGCCTGCGCTCTTAGTTGGATCGCAATCAAGTCTTGAATGATGCTTTTTGCTAAATCCTTAAAATTGAGTTTGCCAGTTTGTACAAATTGATTTAGCGCATTGCCCATATTGCCCATCATGGATTCAAACGCCTGCTGCCCGTATTGAAATGCAGTTGTAGCGTTTTGGGCCGCTTGAATCATGGCAACAAAAAAGCCTTCGCCAAATGTGGCGTTTTGCATTTTTTCAGCCAATGCCAATCGTTGTTTGGCTACTTCAAATTCTGATTCGGTCAAAGCTTTAAGCCGCAACAATGCCGCTTCTTTGTCGGCAAATGACAATGATTCATTAGCTTTTATTTCTTTGACCGCATCAGCATATCTAAATTGAATTGCCAAAATTTCTTGTGCGAACTGATATTCCCTAGCTTTCATCAGCAAGCCTTTATCGGCCAAATCCAACGTGATTTTTTGACGATTAATTAATTCAGCTTCTGCTGCTTGGCGGGTAACAAGTTGGGCATTTGCTTTTTGATACTCTCCACCTTGTTCAACAATTAACCTATTGCCTTCTATGATTTCTTCCGCTTCATCTTTTCGCGCTTTAATTGTGATTTGCCGCCTGCGCTCGATTTCGTCAATTTCTTTTTGCGCTAATTCGGTTGCTTGTTTTGCAATTGCTTCGTTACCTTCGCGGATTTCTTGCTGTACCGCCAAATAACCTTTTGCCCAATTTTCCTGCTGGCGTTTACGCTCAGCTTCTGCCTCTTTATTAACACCGGCTGTTACAACCCTGCTAGCAGGCTTAGCCCTGTCAGCAAACATTGCGTCTTGTTGCTCTGCTGAAAGCCCCGGCAAAACAGTTTCTTTTTCTTGTCCGGGTCTTTTGAAACCGCCACGCGAAAAAGATAATTCATATTTTTTAGCAACCTTGTCGATTTCCTCGCCGCTAATTTTCATTGCGGCAATCAACTTATCAAAATTTTCGATTGCCGATTTAATTGCTGGGCCAACTGTCGCGGCCAAACCTTCCATAGCCCTACGGCTTTTTTCGGCCAGCATATCGTAAGCATCAGCGGCAGCTCTAATTCCTTCCTCATGCTCTTTTGATACTGTCGTCGCCTTACTCAGTTCTTCGGCAAAACCCCTGGCATCAACCCCCTTAAAGGATTTGCCAAAAACTTCCATCCCTTTTGCGCTGCGAGTTAGCGAATCATCCATCTGAGAAAGCCCAATTGCAGCCTTCCTGAACAATTCATCAATGCTTAGCGTTTTTAGGTCTTGCAGGGAAATGCCCAAACCTTTTAACGTTTTCTGCGCCTCAAAAGATCCCTCGGCAGCTTTGTCGATGTATTGGGTAAAGCTGGACAGGAACTTAGATGCGTTACCTGCTTCGCCTCCGCTTTTTGCCAAAGCATCACGCAATTGGATGATGGACGAAATGGCTACATCGTTTGCATTGGCAACGTCCACCAATTCATCGGCATAGGCAATCGCTGCTGTAGATGCGGCAACCAATGCGGTTCCCGCCAAAGAACCATATCGTTTGGCCGATGCTGCTAGCTGTTCTAGCTTTTTACTTGCGCCATCAATCCCGCGAGAAAATTCCGCGCTATCAAGACCCAAAGTAACACCAAGCCGCCCGATAAAATTTGTCATGATTTGAACCTGTCTTTATTAAACCCTGGCGCTGCCATCATGAATGTTTTTAGGGCATTGCTGTTCGCTTCTGCTTGCTGCTCAGGGCTTAATGGTGGCACTATGTAATCATACGCCGAGCCTAAAATTTTGGATAGCTTGTAATCAGGGGCATTTGCTGGCCGCATATAGTTGAACACTCCAGCCGTTAATTGCCCCAAAGTAACCAACAACCCTTGATTGCCAATCAGACCGTCTGCGTACATGGTTTGTATTTGCAGCATGGTCATTTCGTCCAGTTGCGCCAATGTGTCGTGAGTGTGCCCATTGAAGATCATGGCGCATTCAATCTGCGTCCTCAATGAGCCAATCAGTTTCCCCTTGTTTCCTTGTAACCTGGGCTAATTGCTTCGCTGATTTTTTCAATCAATGCGATTTGAACCGTCCAGGGGAATTCCGCTTCTACCTCCTCATAGGTCAAATCATCAAGATTCATATCTGGCTGTTCGGGCACAAGCAGCTTAATATATTCAACCACCCGATTTTCAGTCATGGCTTTATTTTTAGCCGCCTCCCGCATTGACCGACCTTTAACCACAATATCTTTTTCTTGATATTCGATTTCGGCATCTGGTGTGGCTTGGTCTTTTAGCGCCATAAGCGGTTCAGTCAACTGCTGATAAATCCGTTCAATATGCGCCTCATTTGGATTATTGACCTTTTGATAAATCTGGTCTGATTCCGCTACAAATGGAATCCGAACCTTAAATGTATGTCCACCCAATTCAAAAGAACGGGTAAAAATGTTTGTGCGTTTTGCTTGATATTTTTCGCCAAGTGCTTTTGATAGTTTTGTCATGTTTTATCGTTTGCTTCTATATTCGTTGATTCGTCTTGCCAAAATTTGAGCCAAGTTGTTTACGGTTGATTGTGCGTTAGCCTCCAGTGCTGGCCTAAGATATGGTGTTGCAGGATTCCTAGCCGATCCAAACTCTTGAGCAACCGCCCTAGCATCAGATGCAACGCCGGTAAACGCTTCCGCATTTTCAAATCCCAGCTTTTTAAGCTTGCGCCGTGCAGACAATAGCCCTTTGCCTTCGCTCATCTTTGCCAGCTTTTTTGCTGATGCCGTTGTCACCGCCCCAATGACCGTATCTGTCTGCGTAATGTACTTGCTGCGCCTGTCCCTGCTGGTGGGCCTACGCGCCTCAATCTGCAATGACAAGGCCAGACCCCCGGTTTCCTTTGGTGCGTTTGCTATGGCTTGATTTAGCACGGGTCGTAGCGATTCCCTGACAGCAGGAACCAAAACCCTTTTGGCGCTTTCCTTTTGACCGAAATCAGCCTCTAGCTGGCGCAATGCTTTATCCACCTCGCCAATGCCTTCTAGCTTGATGGTTATGCCCATGCTATGCCCCAGGCTTGATGATGCGGTGAAAAATTTCGTTGTTTAGCTCTTTGACGTAGCTAACAACTTCTGCGGGGGTCATTTTGTCAGCATGACGCGCCGCAATTTGATGAGCAAGGCTAACGCCTGTCATGCGCTGCTGAAAATAGCCGAACCATTGCTTACCGTCTTTTTCGGCCTGTACAGCCAAAAAATTAAGCAGGTCATCGCTGGTTTTAATATCGTGTTGGATCATATCTTGATGATGCCTCACCCCAAAGGGTGAGGCAATCATTGGTTAGGTGTTGTTTGACCAGCCGTAGCTGTTGCCGCCAACGGGGTGCAGGGTGAAATTAAACTTGCTCTCGGTTGCTGTGTTAAAGTCCCAAGTCATGCCGCCCACCCGAGCATTAAACGCATAAGCTACGGTGTCCGTGCCATCATAGACAGCTACGACATAGGTACGGATAACCGAACCGCTGTAACCATCGCCACGGATCAGCAACAGAGCAGGATCAGCAGGGTTCCAGGCGGCAGTGATTGCCATGCTGGTCACTTGGTTTTGTGTAGTGATCTTTGCACCAGTACGCGCACCGGCAACCGCATACGCCGCCACCGCATCATCAGCGCCAAACGGGGGAATGTTTTCCACGGGAATTTGCAGGCAAGTAGAGCCAGTGCCAGTACCGCCAGCCGATGCGCCAATCAGGTTGGCTACTTGCGCTGTCCATGTAGACAATTGAGCATCGGTCAGAGGGGTGGGGTTTACTTCATCTTGCATCCACAAGGTTGCAACATAACCAGGAAGGACTTTATTGATAAGAGCCATGATTTTTCCTTTGCAAAGGGTTGGTGAAAGTTAGTGTCTTATCAGTTCGGTATATACATGGTGGCATCAATAACCACTTGCGCCAGATTTTCGTCGTTGTTGAATGTGTTGTAAAGCCAACTTAAATCCAACTTTGCAACAAAAAACCCGCCAGCAGATGGATTGCCAAACATTCCGCTATACCCGTGCATAGCTTGCATGATCTGATTGGACACCGTGAAACCATCCTCGATTTTTTGCGTAAAAACCGAGATTTGAAAAATTGGCGTATCAATGCCTTTATTGCTTTGCGTCTGGCCTGTATAAACCGGTTGATGGATGTTTCGCAGCATCCAGGTCACAAATTTTGGCTGTGTGGCAAAGTTACGATTGAAAGCCGCATACACAGGCACAGGCGTAACCACTTGCTCCAATTGATATTGGATTGTCTGCCCTAGAGTTAGCGGGTTTGTTTGTGCCATTTAGACCGCCGTAACCGGATCTGTACGATAGCAAAGCAGTTTGACGCTCATCCTATCGTTCGATTCCCGAGCATCAGTTATGCGCCAATCATGGCCGCGCCATGTGATGGAATATAGATTTTGGTTATCTACAATGGTTTTAGCGTTTGGCGTGTAATGGATTGTGAAATTCACCAAATCCTGATAGAGCCTATATTTTTCGCTAATTTTCAGACTGTTTGATACATCACCCACAATAGCCCGAGTAGCAAACCATTTGGCTTGCGTAGTCTGCTGCTCACCAAAACCTGATTTTGAAAATGTCAGGTTATTAACGTCGATATTTTCATATCGCTTGATTGACATTTCACATCACCAGTGGTTTGTAAGGCCGCAGCAAAGTAGCAACACCGAATGGAATTTCTCTCAAGGTGCTTTCGGTTGTATTGCTTCGGTTGTTGTACAGATGCACAAACAAAAGCAATCCAGCTTGTTTGATTACCGGATACTGAGCCAACGGGTTTGCCGCTGTCGTGTATTCGCAATAAACAGGGCTTGTCATTGCGGTATTCAAATTGCTTGGCAAGCTTTGCAAAACAACTTTGTTCCCGCTGTTGTCGTAATAGTACTGATTAGCCGCCACGGTCACAAGAACAGGCGGTGTCGCTTGTGTCCAGTATTTGACGGAGTTAATTTGCACTCCAGACAAGGACGGGGATTGATTTTGCGAAACTTCAGGCAGATCCAGCGTCAACGGTGTCCCGTACAGCGACGATGCGTTGTACCAGACACGGTATTGCGTTGGGAATATGGACATTCCCAAAAAATCCTCGATGGCCTGCCGAACAGCCAATTCCAGTGATTCAAGATATCCGTCTTGCGATTGATCCTCAAACAAGTTTAGCTGCTGAGCAATGCTCTCAGTATCAAGCCATTGGGTCGCAATGTCGCGCCCAATTTGCTCGACTTTTTCGTAATTGAACGGATTGCGTGTCGGCGCACCGTAATTTAGATAACCGACCTGTTCAATCGTCATGCTTTGCCCCCAATTAGGCCGCGCTCATACGGACACCAGCAAAGGGATCGCGCACCGACGACACCACCCGCTTTTCCGCAAACATGGTGATAAAGCCTGGGCTAGTCTGCTCAAACGATTTAATGGTCATTTGCTCAGTGTCGCCAATGGTCAGGAACCTGGGCCAGTTGCCTAGATAGATCGGAAATGCGTTGGTCAAATAGGGATTGGCAATAACCGGGAACCCAAACACATTGCCAACAGCAGAACCGTCTTTGTCGCCAATTTCAAGGAACAGCGGCAAGCCCTGCAAATCTTTCAACTGACGCAGCGTCTGAATCATTGTCGGGGTCATATGCCAAGCAGTGCCTGGGAGTGCCCAATACTGAGAGGGCAACGCATTGACCATATCCACCACCTTGTTGTAGGTGACAGCCGAACCGCCCAGCGAAACCGTTGCGATGGTATGAATGCCATTAGTGATGTTTACGCCAGATGTGCCATAAGCACTAGCTGCGCCACTAACGTACATATCCAAACCACGCAGACCGCTTTCTGCGCCCGTGCTGGTTGTGGTCGATCCAGATTGATCGTTGTTCTGCACCATTGATGCGCCCTCTAGCTGGGCGAATTCAAGCGCAAGGTCATCGGCCAGGGTAGCATCAAGATTATTAACGTCTGACAATACAGCCGTGCGGATTGGCATTTGAGCAACCACTACCCGGACAGGAAGCTGCCAGATGCTTGTATTAATGTTGGGGGAGCCGCTGTTAGGGGTAAAAGTGTAGCCCCAAGGATTTGTGCTGTTAGCAGCATTACCTGTCTTAGCGACAAACTGCATATCCGATCCAATAACCGGAACCTCTCGCGCCATCATTCGCAATGGGTTTGCGTAACGCAGCGCAGCAAACGCATCATCAAAGACAACATTACCACCGACACCAGAACCCGAGCCGGTTAGAGCAGATGCCTCGCGCAAATCAATAGTGGCTTCTTTGCCTTCTGTGATTGCCTGTTTAATACCGTTCAGGATTTTTTCGCTGGTGTTCATGATTTGTCCAATTTAATTGCTTGAAAAAAGGCAGGGGGCGAACCCCCCGCCAAGGGCAACGCAATTAGGTCGCTGTCGCAGTGGAACGATAACGCACACCAGCGAACGGATCGCGCACAGATGTAGCCAGACGTTTTTCACCAAAGAAGGTGATAAAGCCGGGCAGCGTCTGGTCGTATCTACGCATAACCATATTCAAACGGTCGATGATGGTATGGAACCGGCTCCAATCGGCAAAGTACATCGGGTACAGGCTAGTTGTGCCAGCCGAACCAGTGGTGGTTTGCGATGGGGTGTCCAGATACTTGTTAACGACAACATCAAAGCCGAGCAACTGGCCGACGATGCCCTCAACCGACAGACCCTCATTACGATTGAAAATCGGTGCGCCGTTGTTGTCTTTCAGGTTCCGAATGCCGTTGAGCAAAATCGGGCTGATGACAAACTTAGCCGATTCAGTCCAGTACTGCTGCGGCAGCGCATAGATCAGATTGATAACATCGTTATAGGTGATGTTGTTTGCGCCAACGGTGTTGCCGTTGGTGGTGATCTGGTCATAGGTTGCCACATTGTGCAGACCGCTGGTAGAGCCAGTGCCGCTAGTGCCGAAAGCCGATGTGCTGAACGTGCCGCCAGCATAAACAGCGTTAGCGCCAGGATACTGATCCAGACCACGCAGACCGTCAGCGCCACCAGTTGCAACGGATGTGCCGGTTCCAGACTGGTCGTTGTTGGCAATCATGGACAGGGCTTCGCTTTGTGCGAATTCAGCCAACATATCGTCAACCACGTTGGCTTCCAGGCCATCAATGTCATCCAGAGCCGCAGTGCGGATCGGGAATTGGACGTTAATATCCTTCAGCACAATTTGCCAAATGCTGGTGTCTTCAGTTGTGGCAGCGCCGTTGTTTTGAATGCCATAGCCCCACTGTGCGCCAGCGTTGCCGGTCTTCACGCGAAACTGATAGCTAGAACCATCAGTAGCAACGGTGCGAGACAAACCACGCAGGGGATTAGCCAGACGCAGCGCACGGAACACCGGATCATAGGCGGTGCGGCCACCTTGGTTATTACCGCCGCCTGTCAGAGCAGATGCTTCGCTCAGATAAGCTTGCATTTCGGCTTCATTAGCAAAAATCTTCAGTTCTTTTTCAAACTGCGATTTGCCCGAAACAACTTGCTTGAGTTGTTCGCGCACCGATTTGTTGACTTCTTTGCGAACGCTCGGGCTAGTGCGCTCGATGTAAGCAGGGGCTTGCAGGGTGGAAATTTTGGCTTCCAAAGCTGCGACTTTTTCGGTCAGTTCGGCTTTTGCTGCATCCACTTTGGCTTCAGCAGCCGCCGTGATTTCGCTGATTTTTGCTTCGTTGGATGCTGCAATAGCATCAACTTTTTCGATAATTTTGTCGAGCATGATTAACCTTTCAAACGGGCATTAAGAGCATTTAGCAATTCTCGCTGTTCAAGTGCTGCGAGTATTGCCGCTTCGGTCACTTCCGCATCAGGATCGCCCTGATTCGGCGCAGATTCAAGATTGCTTGCAACAGCTTCGCGCTGCTCCAAAACTTTCTTGAAAGTAGATGCGGCAGTGACCGCATCTTTCTTGGACAGCCCTGCCTCGCGCAGTGCCTTTTCCAAAATTTTTAGATCAGCCGAACCGTCAGGCCGGAAAAATTCCAGCTTTTGAACTTCGGCAGCAGGATTGTTAGGGTACATAACTACGGACACTTCGCGCAAACCGCCTTTGGTGATTTGGAAATAACCTTCATCCCAATATTCACCAGATCCTGCGGGAAACACCGAACCATCCTCTTTGACCCATTGATATTCTTCAGCATAGGCGCCAACAGAAACGCCGCCAAACATTGCGGGGCTTTCGGTCATGACGTTATAAAGGTCTGCGCCTTGACTGGTGTTCATGTACAGCCTGCCGGTGGCCGTCATGCCCTCATCATCAAACGCAAATTCTGTCCATTCGCCAACAGGGATTTGATCCGCTGAATGATTGACAAACATGGGCAATGGCCGACCAGACCCTGTAAATTCTTTGGCCCAATCCATAAAGCCCTCGGCCTTATAGAAGAAACGCCTACCATCCGCGCCCTCTCGCGGCCCCCAGGTTGTAACCCGTGCTTCAATTTTTCCGGTTGGGGCTTTTCCGCTTTGCTGCGCTTCTGTTTGTAGTTTTGCTTCGCACAGAATCAACATTTGTTTGGTCATGTATTACCTCACCGATTTTAGATTTATCTATATCGTGTATTGTTTTCGGTGGCCTGCCGCGCTTAGGCGGTGCATCGGTTGGCTTATAGGTTGCCAACGATGCTACCACTATTTTAAAAATCAAGCTCATGTTTTTTCAAGACAATTAATCCTTGTAAAAACATACCCTTTGTGTGTCTTGGTTCGCCCTTGTAATGCTTGATAAACACAACTTGGGATGAAACCAGCGGCCTTTAGCTGTTTGGTTCCCACGCATACAATTGATTCACCTGTAAAAATACTCGTTGCGGTAATCTCGCCCAAAAAATTACCGTTATTTGACCCGCTACGCAATTTAGATACTTTTGATTTAACTTTTTCGGAATTTAAAGCCGCTTGAACTTTGTCCCAATATTCTTTAGGGCGCTTTTTCATGGACTCGGAAAAACTTTGTCTATGTTCTATAGATTTTGATTTGTTTTTGTGTGCTTCTGACATTTTGCGTCTAGTGTCTTGAGACATTTTGACGCCAGCTTGCCCCTTGCCGCCATCACTTATATTGGCAAGCCTTGCACCCATTTGACGAAAACATTCAATTAAAAAACGCTCATGGTCTAACGCCTCTTGTTCAGTCGGCCATTTAGCGAGAATTTCTACTTTATAACCTTTGTTTTTGGCAACAATGTTTTTCCAATGTGGATTTCTTCGTTCGCTCCAAGCCCGATTTTTAGTGCCTTTTCCAATGTAAAACACATCATCATTTGGCTTGTAATGCGCGTAGGTATAGAACATTATTTTGAACCTATATTCATTTTCCGGGTCTGATTACCGCCGCCGCCGCCTGTATCCTGTGGGCTAGTGCCTGCAATTGGTTCTGCTGGTTTTGCCTTGCTTTGCATTTCATCACCGCCGTCTATTTTAGGCATCCCAAGATATTCCCTAGCTTCGTTGGGTGTCATGATGCTATTAGTAACGCCTGCCTGAGCAAAATTCATTTGATCCAGGGGCGCTCCTTTTAGGAAATTCTTTGTATCAAACTCAATATAAAGATTTGGGTATCCGTTAAACAATTGCTGTTTAAGCTTTTGCTGGACATTGACCAAAACCGGATACATCGTCGATTTGTAGAATTCATCCAGCATGGTTTGAGTGTTGTTGTATTTGCTATCGCCAACACCCACCATAGACGGGGGAACACCATACACCGCACAAATCCGCTTCATGGTTTGCAGCTTCAGATTTGCCAAATCCGTATCTTGCAAGGTCAAAGGTTTAAGGGCTTCGTATTTCATGCCCTGATCGAGCAGCATTCCTTGTCCCGGCTTGCTCTTGTCGGTCTTTTGGCTACCGACCATGCTAGACCATGCTTCTTTCAGCCGCGCTGCAATCTCTTTATATTTGCTGTCCGGGATTACCTGTTCGGTAATAAACAAACCGCTGGGCTTTGCTCCGTTTAGCATGACGTAATTGGCGTAAAGATCAATGTCCTGATCCAAACCCACCAATTCAGCCGCCAAAATGCCTTTGTTAAAACCGGCAGAACCTTGCCACGCTTGATCTTTAACGTGCATCACCTGATGCGATGCTAGCGGCTCATCTTTGCTAAATCCATAGCTTGGAGTGCTAAGACGATAAGACGGGTATCGAGCAGGGGTGATAGTGACAGCAATTAGGGTGCTGTCCAAAATATACATTTCCAGCGGGGTCTGGCTTGGGTTGTCTTGGTCTTTTCTCCACCAAAGGGTAAAAGCTTCGCCAAGCATTTCATGCCACATCATGAATTGATACCAGAATTCATATTGGCTTTGGAAATTGTTAGGGTTTTCCAACAATCCCAATACTGATTTGGCTTTTGCTTTATCCCGCGAACCAACTTTGTCCGAACAAATGGCATCCACATATGTGCCATCGTCGGCTTTAGCCATAATTTTGATTGGCAGTTGGGAAATAGCCCGAGCCTTTACCGCAACGCATGACATAACCGTACTATTGCGAGAAAGCAGGCTAGTATCTACTGGTCGCCCTGCATCCGTTGTGCTGGATGTGGTGACGTACAGAATTTGCGTATTTACAGTGGGCCGCTTATTGTCCCCCTGATAAACAATATTGTTTCCCAGGGCCGTCTGCCCATACAGCGTATTAGATTCATCGGCTTTTGCGCCTTTACGCTGAAAAATTTCGGGGATTCCTGGGATTTTCATGATGCTTCCTTACAAGGTGCGGAAACCAAATCCAGACATTGCAGGGTGATCCAAACTGCAATGCATGGCAATAATAAGGGCAATAATACCATCTACTTTCGCACTTTTGTCAGCTTCATTCTTGCGAACCTTTACGTTTCCGTTCACATCTTCATAGACTTCGCAGTTTCCTAACTGCCAGCCAACAAACGGATTTTGATTGTGCTTTATGCTGTGCTGCATAATCAATTTTTCAACGTGCTTTGATGGATTGCTAAGCACCGCCATACCCTGACCCACCTTTTTCACCGGCAAACCAGATTCATGCAGCCTTGCAACCAATGACGCTGCGTTGTATGCGTCATAGCCAATTTCAGTTACTGTGTATTTATTGGCTTGCTGAATGATGTAATCGCTAATTTCTCGGTCATCCATCACATTGCCTTCTGTGATGTGCAAAATGCCCGATTGACGGGCAACCCGAAAAATGTCGGCATAGTGCTTAGGGATTAGTGAATAACCTTCCTCTGGCATAAAAAACTTAAACTCGGCCTCAAAATCGTTTTCGCTAAAACGCTTCAAAGTGCAGACCGCATTAAGGTCGCGCACTGCCGCCAAGTCAAAGCCTATAAACACATTTTCAGGCTCTCGCTGGGTCAGGATGTTGCATTGGGGATCATCCCAATAATTCCTGTCCACCCAGGCGCTGTTTGCACTGACGTACAGGTTTAAAGTCTTGCAAAGAAATTCATTTAGCGCCGCTGGCTTGTGCTTTGCCTCATCTGCCCTTTGTGCGATTGCTTCCTCAAAAACGCTGATGCCGTGCATGGGGTTTGCCTTAGCCCAGGTTGTAGGATCGCGCCAATCATCGCCAGGATCTAGGCTGTAGAGCAGGCCGAACCATCGGGGGTTATCTTCCGCTTCCCCGGACAGCATCGCTTCCAGCATCTGCATATCTTCGTAAAACTTGGTTTCCTTGGTAAAGCTGGCTGTGGTGATGTAGACCCGCAGCGGGTTTTGTCGTGCCACCATGCCAGAGTGCAAAACCTCAATTGAGTTGCGGTCAACAATCTGCGCTGCCTCGTCAATGATGGCGCAGGATGGGTTCTTGCCGTCACCCGTCTTTTTGGTGTCCCGGCTCAAAGCTTCAAACCTGCTTTGGGCATCGCCTAGCTTTGTGATGCGATTCCTGCTCGGGTTAAACAGTGCAGCCACATCGGATGGCATAGCATCAATAAAACCCTGCGCCGCGCTGAACACAATTGATGCTTGATCCCGGTTAGTAGCCAAGCAATAGACCTCGGCCCCGGCCTCCCCGAAAGCCAATTCATAAAGCCCAATAGCAGCAATCAAAGTGGATTTCCCGGCTTTCCTGGGAATGTAAACAATCACATCCCGCACCATTCTTTGCTTTGGGTCTTTTTTTGACCTAAAGCCATAGATGGCGCAAATTAGAAAAACCTGAAACGGTTGCAAAACCAGGGGCTTGCCAGCGTCCGGGCCTTTGGTGTGGTTCAGGGTTTTAGCAAACTCTAGGAAATGCTCGACATAGCGGGTGTGAAATTCCCACGCCCATGCCTTGTCCTCAAGCTGATTTAGGAAACGCTGGCAGGCTAGCCGGACATTGCGGCAAACGGGTATTTCACCTTTTACGACACCGACAGCGTAAAGAATGCCATCTTCATAGGTCATGGGCCGTTAAGCAGCTTGGAATATTTGCCGCCTTCTTGCTTATTTGTTGCTAGCCTTCCCTTTGGCGTAAGCCCTAGCTCCCCCATCAGCGCAACAGCCCGAACCAACGCTTTATCACCAATGGTGAAATGTGGATTTGTGCCTCGCGTAACACCGCCGTGATGGTCAATTACTAGACCTTCCTCTTTTACTGCTCGCCAGCATTGAACGTAAATATCAATTTGTGACGCTAGCGCAGCCAAAACGTGCTTATCTTGGTCGCTGCCAATCCCGTATGTTTGCCACAAAAAATCGCTGGTTTCGGAAATAAATTTATTTCGATCCCAAGCATCAGGGTTGTCCAGCCAATCAGCTTTTGGAACCCTCATGCGAACTTGCTCCGGCAGCGGTTCAGCTTTATGAGCCGCCTTGGTTCCGTGAACCAAATGCAATTCAGGCGGTAATCGGTTGGTCATTTTGCGTTTAGGGAAATCCCTTGGGAATTCCCTTGGTTGTTTGTTAAGTACCGTTAATCTTAACTCAAATCC